CGTACATACTTGTGTGTCATACGGAGCTAATGCCAGCGTGAGAGCTGTCGAGTGAACTTCCATTTAGTAAGGACGCAGATTCTTTTTTGGCTTTGTATTTCTTACGGAGGTTTTTATGGTAAAGATTGTATTCTTCTCTGTTTGCTTCACGACTCTCATTTTGTTTGCGATTAATTTCATCTCTATGTGCTTCACGATATTCTTTATGGGTTCGGCCTGGAGTCTGCTTATTAACTACATTAGGGGTATTCTCAACATAGTGTCGTTCCCGTTCACAGCGTTGCTCAACGGGGCATTCTTCTAATGCCGTAAAGATACAATTCTCAAATCCATATTCTTCAAATAGTATTTGTGAGGAGCAGTATTCGTGGCGTTTCCAATCCGCTTTATGACATGATTTTCTTTTTGCGAGAATCTGCACCGTGCTTCCAATATACACTTTATCACCCTTATCTGATGTAATAGAGTAGATAGTAGCCATTCTAACTATTCGATAGATTATCTAATCGTCAATTTTCAGAATCCTGCACGTGTAAAGAAACCACCACGTTCCATTCGTCGTTGGCCTCCCATAATCTGTCCACCTCTCTTCGCCACTGCTTCTTCAACGAGATTACCTACATTACGTGCAGTATTAGTGAGCTGCACCCCTAACCACTTTGATACATTCGGCATTTCTTCCACTAACTCTTTGATGTCTTGTTTAATCCACGTAAGACCCTCCGCATCAAGAAATCCACTGGCTTGAGCCAAATCGCGAACAAATGATTGACAATTATGTCCAAAGGCATCGTAAAGATAGAATGCTTTATTCATCTTCTTGCGTCCATTCTCCAGCAACTCCGCAATCGTTATTTGCCCTTCCTTGTCGCCCATATCCAAATCATAGGTTTCGGCTTTTCCTCCTTGTGAAGCATATCCAGGTTCTTCCCGAGCCTCTAGTTTCTCCAGTTTCTCGATGACATACTTGTTGTTGATAAGGAGGCCTGTGTGGAACACCTCGTCGTATCCAGCCTTCTTCTTGAGTTCGTCCCACTTTCCTGCAGTAATGAGTTGGACGGCCACTACGCCAGGAGTGCCTACTGGTGCACGAACCATCTTAATGTCCGTAATCTTCTCACGACCGTGCTTCTTCACGAATCGTCGGAAACGCTTAGGGAGATGCTCATCGGAGGTTAGTGCTGACCAGAGTTGCTGAAACCAGGCGGACCACGAATCGTCTTCTACCTCTTCCAAAATCGTACCACCCTTCTTCTTCCGTCCCTTTATTGGTAGAGCATACTCAACCTGTTCCATATTCCAAGGAGTATTCACAAACGGAGGCCATCTTTTTTCATCGACCATTCCACCATTGGCCTTTGCCCAGTGTGGTGGGATATGCTGGTTTGAATATTGTTGTTGAGCATAATCCTCCATTCGTTGTCCCCAGGAACGCGGGTCACGATAGTTCGCAGAAATCATTATACTCTGTGCTTAGAATAAAAGAAAAAGAGAACCGTAGTAGATAGAATGTCGTTGAACGGCACGACAAGCACCTTTATTCCCTTTACCATCTCCGGTTTAACGGATATTACGTCATCGAACAGCAACATTGGTGCTGCGACAGCCACGTCTCTCACAGTAACAACAGCCACTCCCAACAAGATTGCGAGGTTTAATAGCTCTCAGCAACTCGTTAGTGCGTCGGTGGATGTCACTGACCTTGTGCCTTACGTGGGTGCAGTCTATGACCTGGATTTAGGCACACAAGACCTTATTGCTTCCATTATCACTGGAACACAAATTATACTGTCAGGAACAGCCCCTACTCCTGCTCGTGTCGCTGGATATGATACAACTGGCTTATACTACCTCACCACACCTGCAACCTATCTTACCAATCTCACGAGTGACCCACAAACGCAAATCAACGCGAAGTTTAATTCTTCGGGTGGGACCATATCGGGCAATGTTACAGTTGCAACGAATCTAACGACAAGTTTTTCTAATACGATGATTGTGAATACCAACCTAACCAGTGCGACAGCGGCCACCTTCACCACATCAGGAAATCCATCAACTGTTCCAGCGTGTTCGTTGGCTGGTTCCTATACGCTTACTGCGGGTGCTTCATCGGGTGCGATGGGTATGAATCTTGGCTCTTTCACCTATGCAATCAATGGAATGTATTACCCTACCTTTGTAGGTCTTAGTGGTTCGGTGACAAACATCGTATACTATGTCTATCAGTATAACACAGCAGGAACAGCCTATGTGCCGATTGGTGGAGGCATTGCCCTAACAACATCAGGGCAAACCATTAGTACTGAGTTTCAAGCCAATTCGTATTCGTCCTATCAGGGAAAAATCGTCTTTTATTTTCAAGGCACGGGTGTAGCCCAGAGTATCACTTTTACCAGCTTCTCAATGACGGTAGGGCGAACACAACTCAACGGCTTACTTCAACTCTCCTATAATCCATCTACACCAACATATACGCTCGGTATTGATGCGAATTCGCAGGTGATAATGTATGCGAATCCTGTATCTTCTGTATTTACTGGTAGTGTATCATCAACTTACATTCCTTACGCATCCAGTGCGAATGTGTTTGCGAATAGCATTATGTATCAGTCGGGCAGTCAAATCAATATAGGAGGCACATTATACACAACAGGAACGATAACAACAGTTGGTGATGTGAATTGCTCTCTTATCAGTCCATCGGGAGGATATGGACGATTAGATGATAGAAGTCTTAGACCAAAAGACATCAACGCTGCGACGGAACAGTTCTTTTTTGCTTCGTGGAACAATGATGGTGGAGCACCATACGCCGATGCAATTGGTATGAATGGTTGGACGGATAGTTCGGGTGGCGGTACAAATGTTTTAATGGTTCGCAAGGATACTTATGGTATTAGGCAGTATTTAGGCACATTCGGTTCAACCACTCCATACGTTAATTCACCCGCTGCTTCGGCTCAATATATGGACTGTTGCATGAAAGGAGTCGGCGATAATACAAAGACCATATTTCAACCAATTGGAGGAACGTGGAACGTCCCATTAACTGTCGGCTCAGGAACAGACAGTGGCATAGCTCAATTGATATGCACGGATGGCAACATTCATATTGACCCTGCGACTGGAAAAGACCTATACCTTGGCTATTATCGTACATTTGTAAGTATGTATAATTATGCCAGTAATTCCATACAAAATAGGACACGCTATCAATACCATTATGCAGGTGTGAATGCGGACGCTCACGCATTTTTTCAAAATGCCAATTCAGGTTCTTCGGCATACTTCAATCTCATCTTAAATTGTAATGATAATAGTGTGAATCATTTTCTTAATTCAGTCAATCGTAGTGCGGACGGTGGACAGAACTGCTACACCATTCGCAATGACACCAACGGAGGGATTCGCTTTATGGGCGTGAATGGTGGTTTCTCTTCGTATGGGGGTATTGGAACGGGTGGGGCAACATACACCAATGCAATTGTAAATTATCAAAATGGTGCTGGAACAGGAAACGTTGGTACTTGGGCACCTTATGGCTTCACGCTTTTTTGTAATACTACTCAACCAGCTGGTAATCAGGCAGCACTGGGTATAGTTTCAAACAATTACAACACTAATTTTATCGTAAGTCTTTCACCAGGCATTCGCTGGATGGATATACAAGTATGGGCTGCCGTTCATTATCACTATGTAAATGGTGCGATGGCTGCATACTTAGTGGGTGGTGGCTGGGTAAATGTTAGTGATGCTCGTGAAAAGAGAGATATCAATGATTTGAAAACCAGCCGTTCATTGGAACGCATTATGAAATGTAAGCCGAAGTATTACAAACGCAAATACTATGATACAGATAAAGACGGCAAAGATACAACACCAGCTCCCCAATCTATAAAGGACGCTATATGTATTGGATTACTCGCCCAAGATGTTCTACAAACAAATCCGCACTGTGTTAGCGGTTGGAAGAACGATAACATTAAAGAAACAGATGACGATGATGGAAGTCGCTATGGAATCAATTATAATGATTTCACCGTTCATTTGATTGGGGCAGTGCAGGAGCAACAGAAGCAGATTGACGCACAGGCCAAACAGCTCACCAATCTCCAGGAGCAACTCTCTGCCCTGGTTCAGAAGCTCGCGTCCCAGCGTCCGGCATAAAATGTTGCTTTATGATAGAATGGCCTTCAATCTGAACTTCTACAAGGGAACCACTGCCGCACAGGCTCAAAGTGCCATCGAGTACTGGCAGAATGCTCTCAAGTCAAACGAGGAGGTGGAGAAAATGAAGATGGAAAAGCAAAAGCTAATAGAAGAGAATGCAATCGTTTACCCCGACGGTCCTGTCGGTGTTGCCCACGTTGAACGCGAACCCATCGGACCCTGCGGAACGACAGGAACAAATAATCTCATTGAACAGTAAAGATGACGGAGGTAGCGAAGTACACGTTTCACGTTTCCTCCTCACAGCGACAGAGTGGAACGAATACGGATATGAATATCCAATTATCCCAGATTATTACTCGTCTGGCCAAAGGAAGCCACTTTCAAGTCGCCATACATGGGATAACGATACCCTTCTCGTTTTACCAACTATCTTCGGATGTTGCAGCACTGAGCGTCCGAGTAGTCCAAGGAGCCAATACCTTCAATGGCTCGATTACGCTAAGTACAGGAAATTACACGACAGTATCTGTTCTTGCCGAGCTGAGTTCAAAATTGATTGCCTTTTGTCAAGGGAGTATTTCCCCATGTACCAGCTTCACACCAACACTAGCGTTCGCCTATAATACCACCAACGGTATCGACACACTGAGTATGACGGTGGCATCTCCTGCTTCCACCATTACCCTCTTCTTTAGCACCAATCTTACCCTTGGGCTCTTCTTTGGCTTTACCGCAAATGCTGTATTCTCTGTTGGCTCCGACGCGGTCGGCACGCAACCCGCGGTAGCGAACCCCGTTAATTATTTGTTGCTCCGAAGTCCGTCCCTACGCCAGTACAAAAATCGCGAGTGGGTAGTAGAGAAAGATGTATTCTCTGATATACTTTATCGCGTACCAATTACAACGAACGTAGGAACCTATATCCAATACGACAATTCATCAGAACCAGTCCGGCTCGTTAACGATACCGTTCAAACAATGAACTTCTACCTTACAAGCAATTTGTCCTATACACCCATTATCCTACAGTTCCTATCCTGGTCATTTTACTTTACCATAACGGAAGTCCTTGAACCAGTATACGAGTCCCTATTCTCAACCGCATTCGTCAACGCTCCCTTCTATAATCAACCGTTAGAAACCGATGCCTCCGATGCAGAGAAGGCATTACTTGAGAAGCAGAGAAACGAGGCCTTGATGAAGCTGGAGGTATACAAAAAGAAAATCGCACCAAAGAACAGCGATGTTCTACTTCGGCGAGAGGGGACAGGTGATACCAATATTGAATCGTCGGCCACGAAACCTAAGCCAAGGAGGGATGATTCAAGACCACCCGAAGATACTGCATAAGGATGCAGATACTATTAGTTCGCTCCTTGAATACGGCTCGCTGGTCATTCCAGTTCCCGTTATGGAGTCCGGCATCATGGATAGATATAGGGGTCCCCTGACTGGCCCAAAGATGACGGATAAACGCAAGCTAGCTCCGGTTATTGTTATGCCTAACGAGTACGTGGTGAATAAAAAGCACGCTCCTGCAGTTGAAAAGTATTTGAAGAAGAACGGTATTACGCTTCCATTGCCCAAATAATTTGTCATGCCTTAGAAATGGTACTCGTCCAGGTGCTCATCACTACAGCTAACAACGACACGAACTTTGTTATTCCTATTTCTGGTAAATGCTCCATTCGGGTTCTTAGCATGGTATACCATGCTACGGAGGCTTCAATAAACTCCCGAGTTATCCAATTGCGTTCGGATATTCTTTACTTCCCCTATTCTCCTTTGAAGTACATTACGATGGTTAGCAATCCTTCTGCAACGTTGAACTACGATACGGCATACCAAGAGTATAACCTCCAGAATGTTGTCCTGCAGGGCCAGATTCGTTTGGCAGTCGTAGATAATGCTACGGGTGCACAGCCCGCAACCTTTCAGTGGTGCCTCGTCAGTCTCCAGATTGAGCATATTAATGAGTTTTTTAATCCAAGTGCTCAGTAAATGAAACGAGCAAACTCCAATCACTTCGCTACGATTCGTGTCGATTATACTAAACCACAAGAACCCTTCATTCCAAACCTACCGGCCATTCCAGACCCCGTCCCTATCAAAAAATCGTGGACAACCGACCGCGAGGTTCTTCCGAAACCCATGGTCTCCAAGTTCCAAAAGAAACGCTGAGTGGATATTTCACGCTCATTTTTTATTCTTTTATACAAGTATAAGAAATGGCCCAGTTCGCACACGACTCCTACATTCTGCCCGCGTCGTATGACTCTGTCCCAACGGCATGGAAGAGCAACTCGTCGGCTAAGCCTCTGCCCTCGAGCATGCAGACCGTTAACGTTCCGGCACTGACCGGCACGGCCAATGCCTCCGGCACATCAATTATCCAGATTCCCTGCGGGTCCTCGGCTGGTATCATGATGAACCCTTACATTCGTCTGGACATGACACTGGCGGGTGCGTCAAACGCCGATACCACGTTTTTGTTCAAGGGTACCTCAAAGTGTGCTACGTCGCTCCTTAACCGTGTTTCTACCTATATCAACTCGGTACAAATTGATAATATCCAGAACGCCGACCAGGTATATGACACCATCTTCAGCCATGCAACTTCATACGACTGGTTGGTGCATGATGCACAGTGCCTCATGGGTGCTCCGGTCCGCGACGTGGCGGGTGTTGCCGCGGCCGACGCTGCAGGCTCCGCTGCAGATTTGAAGACCTTCATTCTTCCACTGATTGGTGCCCTTGGTACACAGCAGGGAGTGCCGCTTTTTTGTCTCAACGGCACGTTGCAAGTACAACTGGACTACAATTCGCTGGGTCGTGCGATTTACTCGGTGGTTGGCACTGCCCCGACCGGTTTCGCGATTACCAACGTCCAGCTGGTTTATGACAAGATTTCGGTGGAGCAAGCCTTCGTAGATAAGGTCCGTGGCGATATGGCCTCAGGTGCCAAATACGTTCTTGCATATTCAAACTTTCAGTCCACCGCCCAGGCCGCGGCTGCAGGTACGGGCTACTTGAACTATGGCCTCAACGTATCCAGTCTTCAAGCCATCGTCGCCCAGCAAATGCTTACGGCCGATTTGGGCACGATTGCTAACTTGGGTTCGTCGCTGGTAAACGGTCTGACCCAGTTCCAGGTCTCGCTGGACGGTCGCCTCGTGAACTCGAATACCCTCAATGCGGTTGTTAGCCCAGCACTGGTGTTCGCCGAGTTGAACAAGTGCTTCTCGCGTCTCTTTGATGCGTCTATCACCGACGTTTCAACCCGTGCCAACTACCCGACCACCTCGTTTGCGGTGGGTGTCTCGGCACAGCGTTGCGGCGAGGCCTTGGCTTTTAGCGGTTCGCCCGTATCCATTCTTGGTCTCAACTTCGCGACTACGGCTGCCACGTACACCCTGTTTATTACATTTATTTCCAGCTACCAATTGCTCATTGACTCCAGCGGGTCGGTAGAAATTGTCCGTTAAGGAGAGGTCTTCTTATGGAAATAAACACGTTCTTCTTATAAAATATTCCACGACTTATCTGGAGATTCAGAATAATCTCCCCTGCGTTGTTAGAATGCCCTATACCATTCGGAAATGTCCGAACCAAGACGCTTATAAAGTCTATTCTCGCTCCGGCCGACCGCTTAGCAAAAAGTGTCTTCCTCTTGAACGGGCCAAACAACAACGCACGGCTGTGTTCCTTAGTGAAACTGGATTGTCTGCGACTCGTCGCTTTCCCAGGGGAACCAATCGGCTATAAAAATAACATGCCGTTAATTGTTAACGCACTGTTATATTTTAGAAAAGTGATAGATTACGTGCAGCATACGGATTACCCGAGTTTAGCTCCTTCAGCCGATTATCAATGTGCTTCACCGCTTCCAGTCGACGCTGTGCCTTGTACGCGTACTTCTGCACCTTGTGGTCCTCATAGTCTTCGTCCGAGTCATCGCTCTCGCAGTCGCTCGTTGACGTATCATAGCGGTACTTCTTCGGCTTCGGAGCCTCCTTCACACGCTTAGGGGCGACTGGCTTCTTTGGGCGTGCCTTACGTGGCTCTGGCTCCGGCTCCGACTCGGACTCCGAAGTCGCAGGGGTGGGTGCAGGGCTGGGCTCCACCACCTCGTTCTTTGGCTTCTTATTGTACTGGCGTTTTGGTTTTACCTTAACAAGTACCTTATCTTCTGGGACAACCTCGGGGATTGCCTCGCTCACCACTGCATGCCGGGCTTTCGCACGCTCCTTGTTCCGCTCGATGAGTTTAGCTAAGTTCGCCTGCTGTTTCTCGGAGAGTTCCTTCTTAGGTTTAAGTGCATTATACTGCGTTGGGGTAATCTCCTTAATGGCCGGCTCTGGTTTTACTTCGGGCTTGTTAACTAAAACTACTTCTCCTTCGGGGGCGGAGGTTTTCTTTGGCATCGTCTTTCTATATCATATGACAAGAAAAGAAACTAGACGATTTGTCCACTTTAAAATAGTCGCACCCCTCCACCTCGCTTCATTGCAGGCGGCATACCTCCACGACCGTATCCCATCATACCGCCGTGGGCCATCGCTGGACCACGTCCTGCAGCCCGTTCTTGCTCCATACGCTCGTAGGCTCTTGCCGAATCCTGTCGCATCTCTTCGGTTTGCGGCATCCACGGTAAATAACGCCACCAGGGACGCTGTGGTGGACCCTTATGAATCACTCCGCCATCGGCCATGCGTCCTTCTTGTCGTAGGGCCTCCTCGATGTCCCTTACTTTTTCATCTCGGCTCCACGGCCACCAGGCACCCTTCACCATACCACCATAGGCCATATGTAATTGTCGCTCTTCATCAGAAAACGGCACTCTTACATCTTGTCCCACTAGGTATTTCCACTCAGGAACAATACCTCCCTTGGCCATACCACCACGACCACGGGCCATTACACCACCGCGGGCCATCTTCTTGACCTCCTCCTTAACCATTTCAACGGACAATCCATTTGCCTTAGCCTCCTCGGGGAACTTTTTAATTAGAGAAATGAGTTGTTCGGGGGTATTAATTACCTTGATGCCTTTTTGCCCATCAAGAACCACTCCACCCATCGCCATACCTGGAAAATCACCAACCTTCCCGGAGCGAGGCTTTAACACACCCAGTGCCTCGGAGATGCTATCGCCAAGCACTGGACGTATGAATTCTCGCTGCGTTTCCTCCCAAACTGTGGTTAGACCATTTCCTAAATCGGAAAAAAAGTTGCTTACTGATGCACCCATTATACTGCGTATGAAGAAATTAAAAACGTCCAATGCCCTTTGACCGACATGCCCCGCAACACTGCTGTCCTATGTGTTTAACCGTCCCACCCTTACGTAGACCAACCGCACCAGTGAGTTTATCCTTATGTTGTCCTATTAAATCAAGTGCAATCTGCTCTCCCTCGCCTTCTTCCGTGGTAAAAGGATTATCTGGAGAAATAATCGACTTTCGTTTACGCTCCGCATAGGAGAACGGTTCGCGTGTTCCAATAGTAAACTTCTGATTATAGAGCCGTCCCTTTGTTTTCTGATTATCCAGGCTCTTTACCACTTGGAAATAGCCCTTTGCGTCATTGTCAGACGCAAAAAAATCAGGGACGTTTTCTGTAGCATTTGTTGGAATAGGAATGCCTCTGTCCCGTAGATACTTCTTATTCGTTTCTAGATTTCTTTCTGCTGCTTTGTTGCTCTTACCTACTCCAAAGTATTCATCCAACCAAGCAAAAACCATTATACCTTATGGTTAGATTATTTTCTAGGGCTTTCGGGATATGCAGGGAGAGGGTCTAGTTGTTCGGGTGTGGGTTGTCCCCACCACTCGAGAATACGCATAGGGCTTAGTGTGTGTCGCCCTCTTGGAAGCACGATGATTTTTCGTTTTTCACCTTCTGGAACAGGAACAGGTGCGTTTGCTGTAGTAGACGTTGGATGAAACCACCATGACTTCAACCAACTGAGCATTCTATAATGTACTTGGATAAATCCGTAAGATGGAACAGATACATTTCTGCCTTCCATCCGTCTCCGCCACGAATCTTCTTATGCCATTTCCCATCTGCACACATCTGCCGTAGCTCGTCGGCGGGTATCAATAGGAGGGTAGGGCTGTTGGTTGGGTGTATCACAAAGTACGCCCAGTAGTCTGCAGTGCTAACGCTAATACCCGAGGGTTTATTCGAGCACTGGAACTCCACCGCGACATTGCCCGTTTGGAATGCCATGCGGTCCGCTTTGACTTCGTAGCGTACAGCCTCGCCTTCATAGGTAGTTTCAACGTCCCACTCTTTGCAGCTCTTTGGTGAAAAAACTGCCGTATCGTGCTCCACGAAATCCAGTAGGCGTTTTTCCCATTGATTACCAAAAGCCAAATCCTTTTTGAATTGAGGCATCTACATGCTGTAGAGATGTATTTATTGGTTAAAAATCCGCAACAGAGAAATTGACAAAAAAATAAAAATTGACACGCAAATTTCCAGAAATATTAGTCGCCCACAAATCAACAGAACCCCCAATGTCTGCCCTTAATATTGCCCAGATGGTGTACCATGAACTCCTTGTCCACGAGGACTCCTGCTGTCTATGCGGCAAGGAGTTCCAAGGCTATGGAAACAATCCCGCCCCGTTCAAAGGAGGGCGTTGCTGCGATGACTGCAACGGGAGTCTTGTTCTACCAGCCCGTTTCGCTGGGTTTACCTCCAAGGACGCCAAGCACTTTCTCAAGAAGCAGAAGAAACAGTCCAAGTAAGCTCCCTATCAAAACCACAACAGGAAAATTGACGAAAAAATAAAAATTGACGAGGCGGCGACCCGTTTTTTTAGGTGCCCCGAAATCATGTCAAAAACTGTCGTCCTTACCAACCTCCAATACGCCGTCCTGACTCGCCGTGTTCTTCCTTATGCAATGGAGATATTCAATATGCTCAAGGAGAATTGCACCGATGACAAGATGACACACTTTGGCATTGATATGGTGGAATTTCGCCTGGTATATCCTATCACCGACGTCGAAGAAACGGTCATGCTGAACATCATTGAGCAGTTGCTCAAGAAGAATTACGTCGTATCGTTCCTTGGATTCCCTTACTCCAACGAGAACAAGGACGTGGAGGACGATTCCATGGTTTACATAACCTACAAGAAGAAATCTACCGCGGTCTGCCGTTCCCAATAAAAACCGCAACAGGAAAATTGACAAAAAATAAAATTTGAAGGCCGGCTGAGCCGTCTTTTTAGTCGCCCACAAACCAAGAGAACCCCCACCATGTCCTACACTATCCAAGAAGCTGTTGCCCGCGTCCAAGAAGCCGTTTTCAAGCGAATCCAAAATGAGCACGAAGGAGAAATGACCAAAGAGGAGTTTGATGATATTATCTATGATATTCTCTGTGAAGAATGCACCGATGAGGTCCATGATTGTATGGATACCTATATGGCGGAGGAGATTATCATGGAATATGGACTCCAGAAGGCCATTCGGCTCATGATTTACAACAATGGTCCGCTTGAGGACGCTCCCTCTTCGCACAACATGGCGTATTGTATCCTGGAAGAGAAAACCTATGACTGCACAAACTTCGCTTCTTACACACAGTACATTAATGAGAATCCCTTATAAAAATCCGCAACAGGAAAATTGACAAAAAAATAAAAATTGACGAGGCGAGTCGTCTTTTTATTAGTCGCCAACTATGTCCATCGAATTAATTGAAGCACGTCAAGCTGGAAACCACTACAAACAACTAACAGAAATCTTAAAGAAGCATTCGAGCTATTCAGAGCCATCTATTCTTAGCCATAAACGCCTGTGCGACGAATGGATGGTGATTCAATCCTCCTATGATGTGGATGCGGGGTTGAAATGCCTATGCGGAAAAGAAAACATCTACCACCACCATGTGATTCGAAATCGTTTCAATGATACCATATTGGACCCCATCGGTTCGTCGTGTGTAAAACGTTTTGAAATAGAACTACTTGGAATCACCTGTATGTGTTGTGCGAAACCAATAAATGAAAACAATCCATTCATGAAGGCCTACATGCAGTACGCCCCCATTACAAAAGAAACACTCATCATAGGCCATAAAAAATGTGCCACTAAACTATTCAATCGAGCGAAAGCACGCGGACCATATGGAGAATATTTGAAAAAGGATTTTGTATCCTATTTCAAACATCTTGGTATTAAAGTTAGCCTCGATAGACTCGGAAACATTGATATAGAATACGAGAATACAAAATTGACACCATACGTTGATATGGTTGCTTAGAACTTTGGTTCATAGCCCTGAAAGTGCATAATCGTCTTTTCCAATGTCTCGTAGTCAGAATGCGAAACAATCTCGGTTGCTCCCCAGAGAACAGGAAGAATATCCTCATACATTCGTTTCCACTTGGTAAACTCCCTGTCCACCTTGATTTCTAGTTGCTCCATCTTCTTTTTGTCGTCCTCGAAGTCCACGCACGGCAAATCAAAGAAGATATAATCCTGTGGACGCTCGTGCTTCATCGCACACAGGTAGCGTGCCACTTTTGAACCCACCCTGCCCCACTTCTCATTATAGTGGTCAATGTCCTGCTGAATACACGAATGGATTTGTGCAGCCGTTCGGTTCATCCAACGCTTCCGCTCCGCACTCAGCTTCTTTTCGTGCTTCTCCTTATCCTGCTGCTCCTCCTTCTTGATTTTACATAGATTTTTATTGTGGTCCTTCTTACACTTACCTTGGCAGTGCTTCTTAGCATTTTTATCCGTTGTGTAGGTATTGTTGCACCCGAGGCACCCATACATTGTGATGGTAATATTGTCGTCAAAGTCGTCCTTCTCTGTCCACTCAACTGGAAACGGGTCATTGTTCGCAATCAGTTTGTCCAGCTGCTCTGGCTTCCAAACTCCATACATTCCCTTCAAAAACTCTGGATGGTATGTACGCAGGTGATTAAACATGACGCGGGCCTGAACTTCTTTACTGCAGCAAGGGCACGGTTTGTCGACACGTGCCGCGGATGAAGTGGAGGCAACGGACTTGGAATCATCTGAATCGTTAGCAAAGCGTCGGGTGTATTCACGGAGGGTTGCCATTCTATACTATAGACTCCGATAATCTTTAGGCTACTACAACGCACTGCGGTTGATGCCAGTCGGCTGTTGCCGGGGGCCCTCAATATTACCCCAAAAATAGTAAGTCCACTGACGCCAGTGGGTATTTTGAGGGTGTTTGTAATGTTGTTAACGACTCTTTCTAAAATGCTCTATCCATTTCTACATCACTTCAACTTCGATATTTCTTTTTCATTATTTTTCAATTTCCAAATCTATCCTATAAATCATTTTCAATCCTAGAGACTTTTGAAATACTAAAAATATAAAAGTGGACTTGCTATCCTGAAGTAATAGAGATATGGATAACGTATTTCAGAAAGAGTCGTTAACAACATTACAAAGGTACCAAAAATAGCCACTGGACCGAGTGGACTTGCTATTTTAGGGTACATTTTACTGGCGTTGGCTACCCAAATTTTCATTTCTTGACATACGTCAGCATCGTGCCAACGGATGTCCCCATTGCTGCAGCGGTATCATTCATATCTTTTAGAGGTGGTGCGTCCTTGTATTTCTCGGTCAGAAAAATATGCCTCAACATCGACGTGCTAATGGGCTTTTCAAAGAATGAGTTTAATAGCTTTGGCATATTGCTTGCTAGAAAGGGACCCGTCTGGGAGAAGTTCATGAGTAGATGGTCGTGGGGATTGAGGGTCTTCCAACCAAGGATAATCTTCGCGAGCTTTGGTGGGCACGAAATAGTTTGTTGCCCATACTTCCCTGCCGTTTTGAATGTATTGAATATTAAGAACGGCTTACGCTTCACGAACTTCAAAAAGTTGTCCTTGGACTCGTCTGCATTCGCGATTTTAAAGGCCGTCCAATCGAGGGTACGGCGGGGTTCAATGAGTAGCATACACGACAACAACACATACGTTTGAACGCGGAAGAACTCCTGAGCCGTCAACTTGTCTTTCTCCATTAACGGTAGAGCCGTCTTCTCCCAGTCATGGTACTTCTTCATGACTTCCTTCCAGGGAATCATACCCTCCTTCTGCTTGTCGTTCTGCTTCTGTTCTGCGGCTACCTCCATACATTTCGGAACGTCCTCTTTCATAACCTTACGGAACGCATCAAGGGCTTTCTCCGCCGCCTTGTCCTTTTCAATAAATACCACAAAGGAAGACAAACGCGTCTTTCTGACGTTGGGGGTATTCTCCTTCAACGACTCAATGATATCGCCGTAATTCTCGATGACAGCTTCGGTTGTTTCGTTGATTGCTAGTTGTTTGCAGACAGTACGAATCACACTCTCATAGGTACGCAGGGAACCCTCTGATAGCTTGGGGCGATTGGCCTTCAGGACCTCTTTGATAGTTGGTGGTGGCATCATTCTAGTTATACCGTAGTTTTTTATTTTAAACTGAACCTAAAATCTACAAAATAATAATTTCATAATGAAGCAATACGCGTCCAGTTATTACCAGCGGAATCGAGAGAAATGCATCGCACGCCAGATGGAACATCATAGGAAGAATAGGGAACGCTACCTAGAATACATGCGGTCCTACAATGGCCTTTACTGGCTGCTGAACAAACCTGAGCCGAAACTGAAGGCTCCGAAGAAAGTAAAAGAACCCAGACCACCTAAAGAATCCAGAGCTCCGAAGCCCGCTAAAGTTCCAAAGAAGAAACCGCAACAGAGACCTCCAAAGAAAGAAGAGTGGTTTGTTGTCCCAGAGCCAGTGTACCCTATGAAGATAGAACGTGGAAACTTCATACTAGAGTTTTAGAGGGCATTCAACCGTTCCACAGCCTTCTCAAAGAATGCATCATTCATCTCAATACCAATGGCGTTGCGTCCCGTGGTATAGGCGGTAAATACCGAATTGCCTGAGCCAAAGGTGGGGTCAAGGACAGTACCCCCCACAGGACAGTAGCGTTCAATGAGCCATTTGTAAAGGTCCACTGGTTTCTGGGTGGGGTGGTTATTCTTTCTGCCCTGTTCATTTCTCACATCCACAACCGATACCACACACCGTTTACTCCCATTACCACCAGAGGAAGTTCGCTTCTGGTCGTATTGGGTATTATGGAGACTCTTACGCACAATTTCCGCATATGGCTTTTTATCTGTTTCAATATCAACCCGATTGTAAAATGCTCCCGCCTTGCTAAAGACATAAATCATTTCGTGTGAACGCATCGGCATTTTATTTGCTGTTAGAAACGATACACCCTGCTGTTTACTCCATACCAGGTCATAGCGAAACTCGGTAGGATTACTTTTGATAAGTTCATATCCAAACTTCGTAGTGCAGAAGTGGATACAGGGCGTATGCTCGTTCTTACGAATGCGTTTGACTTCCTTCCAGAACTCTTCCAGGTTTATTTTAACATCCCACTGACAACCACCCACTAAACACCCATACGGTAAATCGCATATAATTAAATCACATTCTGCTGCCGGAAGTTCCTTCATAATCTCTAGACAATCGCCGTGGTACAAAGTTAATTCCACCATCTATTCTATCGTTGGATTTATAGGGTGTGTATCAATCGCAGTAAATTAAAATCATTGTTATAGTATAATGCGTTGGATAGATGCACTAAAGGAATGGAACAAAGGCTCTCCGACGTGGTGCATTGCTCGCAAAGGAACGAAGGCGTACGATGAGGTCAGGGCCATTATGGCTGGTAAAAAAATTGAAGCGGCTGCGGAGCCGAGAGCAGAGGCGAAACCAATGGCACAGGGAATTGATATACGAGAAGTTAAAAGGAAGCGAAAGCAGAAGGCGAAGTTGGAAGAGCTCAAACAATCGGCTAAGGATGTGGTCGCGTCGGCGATGGCCTCTATCCCAGCCGCTGCACCACGAAAGGACATGATGCCAAGTATCATGGGCAGTATCGCGGACATTGCGAAGAGGGCCAGGGCGAGACCTGTTGCGATTCCGCCAGTTGTTGCGGAGAAGCAGAATACATCCAAGACAGAACTGGAAGAAGAACTCGATGTTGGATTCGTCTACAAGCCCACGGGTCGTCGTATGGAGCAGAGCATCTTTGAGGATATCGTTCGTATGGCGGGTGAGATGGAACGTGCAGAGGACAAAGAAACATCGAATGGTAAACTCGAACAAGCTGTCCCACGCGTGGTTAAACAATTAAAAGTTGGAGATACACTGTGTATGTGGTACAAGAAATCATACATCCAGGGTGGAATGAAAGGGCCGGGCAGTGCGTCGGAAAGCAGTGTCTGGGCCAACTCGATAGAGGAGGAGAGAGCGGGTACATACGGGATTCTGCCGGCTTTTTATAAGATTAAATCAATTCATAATAATCATTCAACATTTAGAGTGGAATCGGGGATGGGGGAAGAAATATTACGACTGCAGATTTATCGTGAAAGAACTACTGAATATATTGACCCATACAAGTATTCATACGTTCTTACTGACCAATGGCCCCATTCAGAACCAAGTAGAATATATGTTCCAACGAAAATCAATGCAACCCCTTATCAAGCTAGTGAAGCGTTCGTTAATTGGAATGAGCAACTTGAAAAAGAGGGCTGGTTTGGTCCACGCATGGCGATGCTATATGATGATATGAAGGAACAACACCGTACCGCACGGGAAGAAATGCATCGCACACGCAATGAAGCAAGCCGTAAAGAACGGGAAGATGAAGACGAACGCAACCGGAACAAAAAAGAAACAAAAAAGAAAGTGGTTGTATCGATGATAGAAGAAGTGGGTGGGGATATTCAAAAACTAAAGAAAGATGATTTAGGTAAAATCTTTAACGAAATACAAAGATACAATAATCCATACGGATACAGGAATAAAACACTACCAACTAAACAGAGTATGATAGAACAAATTCGTTCGTTTATACAATAAGTTTATGAACCCAACGAATTACCATTAGAAATAAAATAGACCCAGTCGTCAATTGGGTAATAAAAAAAGTCGTGATGGGTGCACCACGAAAATTTGAGAGAGCCGTGAAAACTGCGAAATAGTCCGCTTAAAAGTCTGGTTTATAGTGTAAACTAGTGAAAATCTAGTTTTTAGTGTGAAAATATATAAAGCGGATTTAATGCGGACTAATAATCATGATTATTAGTTTAGTTTATGCTGTTTTAATATATAAACTAGATATAAAGCGGATATTTTCTAGTTTATACTGATAACCAAACTATTAACCAGACTATTTCGCAGTTATCGCAGCGATTTCTTCTTAGCGTAAGGAGAAATCTATAAATATTATTTGAGTTCATGGGACGCTAAGGAGAATCCAGTCGCAGTATCATTTGAAATTATTTTCTTTACATTAGTATAACATGAGTCTACTCCAGAGTGTGTACGCTCCTATGCCACCAGTGCTTGCCCCCGATGAGAAAGTGGAAGAGAAAGAAGAGGTTCCGAAGTCCAAGATTTTAGTCGTTCACTCTAAGGACGTGTCCAAAGAAGAACTTGGGCTGTTCAAGTTTCACGGTCGCTACCTGCAGTGGGACGACCGCTTCCTTAACATTGATTTTGATAAGTTGCCTCCGCACGATTATCTCTTCGTGGATATGAGAGAGAAGAATGCTCGCCATGCCCTTGGTTCGGTCAATCATCTTCAATACAGCGTGGTATGTTATGTCCCGTGGTATCACAAGTCGGAGAAGTTCATTGACCAGTTATCTGCTATCGCAACAAGTAAGTTCCCTTTGCGTGCGGTTAGCAAAGAGGATTTTGACAGGCAACTCCTAAACGAACGTCTGCAGTCGCCATCACTGGCTCGCTCTTTTTTGAGTCTGTTCCTACCCTGCTTATCCGCATAATCAAGTGGGTGGGAAATACAATATGGGATTATGCTAAGAGTATTATTTTTGCCGAAATACTATCTTCACTAAAGATTACGCTTCCACCACTTTTGATTACGGCAATTCTCTGGATATAGTATAGATGTATACTATATCACCATACACCCAGCGTCAGGCAAAGAAGCTTGGAGTTATGATTCACCCTAGCACAACTCCTGGTAAAAAGATTGATGTATACGCTGGGAAGAAACTGGCATCGATAGGCGACACCTCCTATGGCGATTACCCCACGTTCTTACGAGACAAGGGGAAAGCGTTTGCAGATGAAAGAAAAAGACTGTATCATATTCGCCATAAGAAAGACGAACAGCAGAAGGGAACCCCTGGGTACTATGCTTCGCGTCTTCTATGGTAGTTAATCAAATGATAGTTCAAAGGTACCCGTCTCAATTACCAGTTTTGTTGGGCCAGGGGCTTTTTTAGTTGAACGAGATTTCCTCTTGTATTCTCTATCGTATACCCGACGCTTATCTTTCTGTTCCTTCTTAATGGCATTCTCTTTCTTCTGGATAGCCTCAATGACTTCTGCGTTTTCAGGGTCTTTATGAAAATCTGCCATATACTTATAGAGGCGTATATAATCTTTGATGTATTCCGGACGCTTGGATATTGGCGAACTCATCGGTGCCGTAATCCTCGGTATCTATATGATGAGTGTCTTTGGTTCACTTTCCTAAAACGCAGTTAGCATACCACCGCGGGCCATCTTACGTTCCGATACAGGAATCGTCTGCTGTTGTCCCGATGACCCATACGTTAACATTTCCTTCTCTGGTCTGCGTCCTGGACCAGCACTTGCGACGCGTGCTCCAATGCCATCCATGTCGGGTAGGTCTGGCTCTTTCTCATCAAACATCTGGTCCACGCCCATAATCGATGGCGGGGCCGATGGTGCAGAGATTCGGTTCGCCATAATACCAATCGCACTCTGTGAACTCTCTACTGCCCGTCTCAATGCCGAACTTGTCATGGCTAGGCGGGCGATGTCTCCCTGAAATGGAAGTTTAGAAAGAACGGGCTGATTCACGAGTGGCATTGCATTTGGATTCGTAGAAGGAACGATACGCTTGGATGGAGTCAAATCCGACTGGATACCAGCGGGGTTCACGACTTGGAGAATATCATCGCGTTTATCCTGCTGTTGACGATTGGCACCCGCAACAAAGTAAGGGTGCGTCATAGGGACTGCAGAAGACGGGGCAACACCATAGGAACCCGATGCCAATGGACGCGGAATATCAGCAAACATGTTGCCCGGACCGGCTAGTCGGCGGAACTCGCCTGGATTTACACGTGGGAGCTGACTGTCAGGACGCAGGCGAACCGTGTCGCCCACGTGTACATTGACCTTCACGGACTGACTCATTGCCGAACGACGGCCCTTGCGTTTCTTACCACCACGCTTCATCATCTCGGTCATTATACTAGTGTAGAAGATTATTCTTTACAACGATATTCAATCGGGTCGAATCTACGGAAGTACCGTATAGGTTGCGTGTAGGTATTCACAAAGAGAAAGCTATAAGGCTCTGCCGTGGCGAAGTCGTATAGCTTCCTTAACTTATGCTCATTTGTCCCAACCTCTTTTACGAACGAATCCAGTTCGGCCTGATTCTCCGTATGGAAGAACATGATGCAGTCCAGATTGGAACGGATAAGGGTGGGCATGTATGAGTTGTACTTTTGCAGCAAATAGATATTCGTGATTTTTTGGTGTCTATTCTGTGTGGCGAGTTTGGTAATCAGATTGGCGTTTTTGGATTTGATTAAGTGAATGCAGTCATCATAGATAATGCAATAGTTTGGTTTACCCCTACGCTTCTTACGAGTATGCCTGTCGGAGTAGGCTTCGCATTTCGCCATGATATCCTCTAAGACTTGATTGTTTAGCGTATCATAGTACTGGTCGCCGATATCGTCGATGAGCGGTTTCATCTTATCGTCCGACATTGCAGTGGGTGATACCAAAAATAAAAGGTCAAAATGTTTATAGTAGGGACTCTCCTTCTTCATTATCATATTCAGAAGGAGATTACTCTTACCACAGCCCTTACGACCAAAAATACCAATATTGCAGGGCTTCAGTGGAAGTGGAGATTTTGTATCCGTACATACTTGTGTGTCATACGGAGCTAATGCCAGCGTGAGAGCTGTCGAGTGAACTTCCATTTAGTAAGGACGCAGATTCTTTTTTGGCTTTGTATTGTTCGCGGAGTTTTTGATTATACACTCTCATATACTCTATATGTTTATCTCTATTCATTTCATAATATGCTGTTCTATCTCTTTTCTCATATCTCTCATATCTCTCTCTCTCTCTAATTCGTTTATTTTGTGCTCTTTCTTCTTTTGTTTGTCCAGGTATGAGTTTATTAACAACATTTGCTGTATTTTCAATATGATGTCGCTCACGCTCATAACGCTGTTCTGCCGAACATTCTTCCAGTGCCGTAAAGATTAGATTTTCCCAACCATATTCTTCAATGAGGATTTTTGAAGAGCAGTTTCGAGTTTCATGTTTATGATTATATTTTCGTTGTGTTAGATTAATCGTGCTTCCAATATACACTTTATCACCCTTATCTGATGTAATAGAGTAGATAGTAGCCATTCTAACTATTCGATAGATTATCTAATCGTCAATTTTCAG